GTCTTCTGCTTCCTTCTTAATTTGCTCATCAAAGGCAGCCAGCTTTGCGTTATTCTTTTTGTTTTCTGTGAAAAATTTCTCTTGCTCTTGAAAAACCTTTGCGCCAAATTCATTCAATGCCTTAAATTCCTCTTCGTATTGATTCCTTGCTGTTTGCACTTGCTCACTTGCGTTCTTCTTTTGCTGCTCTGTCATCTCTACATAAAGCGCAATTTCTTCTGCTGTTAAGCCAGTAAGTGAAGCCAACTTTTCTGCCTCTAAAACAAATCTTTCTTCTGCAAATTTACGCTGCTCAGCTACTTCTTTTGATGATAAAGATATTGCTTGCTCTAAAAACTTTCTCCTTTCGTTTATGGAAAATCTTCTGTCGGCAGCGTTAAACTCCGCTTTAGAAATTTCCAAGTTTGCTTTAGCTGATGCCACAGCGTAGTTACTTATTCTATCCTCTAAGTCATCTAATGCTTCTATATACTTTCGCGCACCACCTGTTGCCCGTTCAAAGTCATCTGTATTACTACTAACCGCCGCGCCAAACTTATCCGCTGCCTCTGCAAAATCACCACTAAATAACGCGCTTATCGCGTCAATTAATAATAACGCTCTCTTACGCACTACGTCTAATATTGCGCTTGCTTGCTCTAATCTAACAGCAAACTCAGTCGCGCCGCTATCTGTTGAGGTAAAAGCCTTGAATAAGCCATAAACAGCCGCAGCAATCGCCGCAATAGCTAAAGCGTAAGGATTAGCAAGTAAACTTTTTAACTGCCCTCCTAAGTTGCTTATTCCATTCGCAGCGTTACCGAGCGGACCGCCTAACCCTTGTAATGCACTCTTATAATTTCCAACACTTCGCGTATGTTCACCTACCGATTCCTCCGCCTTTCTTACGCTTGTATCTAATTTCTTAAATTCGTCGGTTAATGCTTTAGGCGCTTTACCTCCCTCCGCACTAATGTTCTTTAATTCTTTTTTGATTTGCGCCAGCCTAACGACTTGCTTTTCGTAGGTGGTAGTAAGGTCTGAATTTAACTTTACTTGCTGCGTCACCTCTTGACGTTGCTTTTGACGTGCTAAATTCTCTTGTGCTTGTGCCGCTGTTAAATCCTTTGATGCTTTCTTTTGCTTTTCTGTTACCGATTCTAAGGCTGCAATTTGTTTTTGAAGTTCAGCAATTTGCGCTGTTAATTTCTTTACATCTTCAACAGATTGAGGTGATGCAATAGCAAAGCCATCAGCAGTAGTCTTGGTCTTTGTTTTAAGAGCGTTGGATATTTCGGTGATAACCTTTAATAATTCTTTAGCCTCAGCTACGGGTGTTGTAAACGCATCATCCGCGATTATGTCTTGCCTTGTTATCTTACCGCTTTCAGCCATTTTGTTTTGGTCTTATTTTCTTTAATGCTTTGAAGTAGGTGTAGTATTCCGCTACACTTATTTTCTTAATGTTTATTTGAAATCCCATTTCATGTTCCAACATTCCTTTAATTTCATAGAAGTCGGCACGCTCTGTTGTTTCTTTCTTTAGTGCCTCAATCTCCAGCTCGCAAATCTTGATAAACGCGTTCAAACTCCTATCATCTGTGAGCGCCCTTCTCGCTTGTAATAACACTAATTCCTTTTCCTTTTCTAAAGTTCTTATGAACGATTCACTAAAGCCGAAACGCTCTATAAATTGTGTCATTATCTTATCGCCAAAGTAATTAACCAAAGAACCTATTTTGCGCGTCTTACTTAAATATGTATTATCCTTTTCCTCGTGCCACTTAAACCAAAAATAAATTGGCATTTCGTCAATGTTAGCCCAGTATTTGCGCCCGTATGCTTTCAATAAAATACGGTGTAATAAGTTCGCTAACCATTGCTTTACTTTCTTTGCTAAGTCCAATGACTTTAGGGTAAATTTGCGCCAAATCCGTATCTTCTTTGATTGCGTTGGCTGTGATTCTGAACCCGTCATTTTCTAACTTTATCTTAAATGATTTGTAAAACTCGCCCGTATCTTTTAAGGTTATGTGGTCTGTGCGTCCATCGTTGCCCAAACTCCTTGCTAAAGGCTTCCAATAGCTGACCGTTATTTGTGCGTATTGCCCTAAACTATTCCCATCACTGTCTATCCCTCCTTCGTACATTTGCTCTAAATTGAAATCAATTATCTGCGCTTGTACGTTGCTATCCTTCAATATTTCAACAAACAATTTATCAGCTGTACGTTCTAAGCCGATTATCTTTCTACACAAATCAGCTAATGCCTTCATTGTTTACTCTTCTATAATCTTCTTTTTCTTTTTCTTTTCACTTGGTACGGCTAAGTCTGTATTCTCAGGCGCTGCCTCTAATACATCTTCCTTCCACACAATACCTTTAGCTTTGCACTCTGCTTTTAGAGTCGCCCAAATCTTATCCAAGCCATCTGTAAGATGAGCGTTACCTTTGTACATTGATACAAATTCATCTTTGGTTAAACATGAAACACCGTAAAGCGCCCACGTTATGCCGCCAACTTTTAAAAATTCGTTTTCTTTTGCCATGTTTATTTAGTTTATAAAAGGGAGAGCCTAAGCCCTCCCCTTAGATTATATTGTGATAGTGTTAGCTGTAACAGCTGTAAAGTCAAAACCATCTTTAGTGATGGTCAACCTCAACACGTCTGCAACCGTTTGGGAAGCATAACTAATTGTGTACGTTCCATCAGGCGCTTCAACAGCACTTGTGATAGTTACGTTTGCGCTATCAGTAACATTGTAAAGAGCCATGTCGCCAGCTACTAAACCTTCAACTAATAAAGGATTCACGAATGTTCCAAAGATAGTTTTAAGCGTTGCTTTGAACGAAGTTTGCCCGATTGCAGAATATACAGAAGTAACATCTAACAAGCCATTTAACAAGCTAATATCTGTTGTCATTTCGTCTGCTTCCAATGTACGAAGTCTTTCGTCTTGTACATCAATATGCCAGTCAAAGCCTAAGTTAATTTTTTGAGTGATTGCACCTGATCCAGTCTTAACTAAGATAGCCATTAAAGAGCCGTTATCAATTCTGATTGGCGCTAAGAAGCCATCGTTAATCATTTCACCAACTAATTGCTTAGATTTAGTAACACCAAACAATCCCGAAACTTTACATTTCTTATCGTTGATTTTACCAACCATTTGAGGAGATACCGCACCAGCGTTATTGCCTAAAGTAGTAATGATTGTCTTAACTGAACGAATACCAACTTGGCGCTCAATTCTCGTTTTGTCATCAAAACTTTCAAAGTCAGAATCCGCGCGCTCATCTATCATGTTCTTAACGAACGGTAAAGGATACCAACGAAGCGTTTCGTCAGCGTTATTCACCAAAGCGGTAAAATAAGCCAAGTTAAACGTATCAGATAAATCAATTTCATTGATAGTTCCGTCTGCTTTAAAAAACGATACTTCGATGAATTTCTCCACTACTTCCATAATGGGGGTACAGCCAAACCCTGTATTTGCGACTGTAAGACTGCAACAATTTGCCATGATTTCTAATTTTAAAATTTATATTAATTAATAGTTCAAATTTACTTTTTATTCTTATTGCCTAATTTATTTTAGCAGTAGCCAGCACAATCGGTAGGCTTCCGCAATTCCAAAGATATACGCAGTTCAACACCGCTCAATTTATCCTCGAATAGTGTAGCCTCAAAACCTTTGTTATTCACATACACACCAAAACGAGAGAGGTTAGTTAGTTCGTAATCTCTTATCTGTTGCACTCTTACTTGTTTGTTTAGTGTATCTATAAAGTGCTGCGTTAATCTTTGCATCGGCTTAATAGAATTAGAATAGAAGTCATCTACTTCCCAGTTCTCAAAGTCAGCGTGCGTAAGAAAAAACAAACGCAAATCACTCACGCGCTCAAACTCGTCCACATCTTCGTTAAACCTTTCGCTAAACACTTCCAATAAATAAACTAAAGGTGTTTTGTCAGTATCAAATTGCCTCTTGGTTAAGGTTATATTTGTTTCTTTTACCGTGCCATGAAAAAAGTAAACCGTTGGTAAAGTGAATGTACTTACCGCGATGGCACTTGCGCCCGATAGCGTAATCACACAGCCCGATATTGAACTTACGGTGTAATCGTTGCCACCGATTGACAGAATTATGCTTGGTTGAATCCACTTTACATCGTCAACGGTTATGATGTACACACCGCCTGAGGGATTGGTAGTGCTTAGTATTGTTATTGTTTTGTCAACATCGTTCAGCACGTCGCCTAAATAGTCGATTATGTCGGTCTTGTACGTCATAGTATCGCGCTGTATTTAGGTTGTAATTCCAAGCCATCGTATTCGGTATAAGTCGCATTGTTTTGTGAAATGTAATATTGCACCGCCTCCCAATCACTTATTATTCCGTTGTGTCTTATTTCACCCATACGAGCCGCATTCTCGCCGCTCATTATAATACTTACGTCCGCTGTTGCCTTTGCCACTCCACTTTGCGAATGATGCGACTGAGTACCTTGCACATAAAGGCAATAGATAATGCCTTTCAATATCTCCTTCATTCCTCTGCTCTCGAATATCCTTCCCGTTACCCAATTCTGCCCGTTTAAAAACACTCCCGAATTTAAGCCACTAACTTGAATCGCCAATGGATTGAATACAGCCAAGTATCTTGCACCAACAGGCGCGTTATTTACTACGGTAGCGATAAACAAATCGCCCAGCTCTAAGCCTAATAACTTGCGAATAAATGTCTTTTCGAACTCATCAATATACGCTTGTAATATTGGTGTTGTGTAACTCGTTTGCGCTATCGCATAAAGTCCAGTAAAGTCTGTTGTTTTAACTAAAATTGATGCCATAAAATAAGTTTAAAAAAAAAGGGTAGGTAATCACTCCTACCCCAACAAGCAAAACAAACGTCTTATATAATCTTCGCGATGCCTTTAGCTATTAAATTAGCTGCAATATCACCGCTCTCTTTATAGATTTCACCAACCTTTAAGTGTTGGGTATCTTTGATGATTTCGATTGATACGTTGCCTTTTATCTCAGCAACTTGCACAACCTCAATTATCACATCTTCTTTTATTTTCTTTGCCATAAATTAAATATTAAAGGGTAAGGTGTTTTACTTCCTTACCCGATTAACTAAGCGTTTAATGCTGCCTTAGCAGTCGAGAATGAACCCGTTACTAATGACAACACTCTGTTTGAAGGAATGTAGCAAACCAATCTCATCTCCGCAAGGATAGTGATTAAGTTCTTAGTAAAGTCGTCATTTTCGTTACCCATTGAAATGGTTGCATCTTGACGCATTCTTACATTTACTTGGTTGAAATCACCTAATAAGAAAGTACCAGCAGTTACACCAGTATTTTTAATTACAGGAATGCCAGCAAAAGTAGTAACACCGTTGCTCACTAAGAATAATGAAGGTGCAACATAACCGTTTGTAGTATCTTTTGTCAACTCCATGAACGTCGCATCTGTTGGGTGCAACACGATTGCAGAAGGCAAGTAGTTAGCAGCCTCAACTTGATTTATTGCAGTACGCAATACATCGAAGTTGTTAGCAGCAGTTCCGAAAGTACCAGCAAATGAACCAGCAGCATAAGTAGTTGCCTGAGTAGTAATACCGTTTAAGTTAGGTGTTGTTCCGTTACCGCCTAATACTTGAGCATCTGCTTTTAAAGCGATTAACTCAATTAGGTTGTTTCTGATTTCCGCTTCCATGAAAGCAACGTCATCTAACATTTCCAAAGAAACTTTAGTGTAAGCCGTTACTTTTTCTACTTTAGCAGATTTCTCGTTAACATCAAAATCTTCCTGAGTCTTCGCAGCACCTTCCGATGTCATGCCAGCAGTTCCTGGGTCGTTGTTAGCCATTTCCGCCCATTGAACGTACATCTTATCAGTACGACCAAAGTTAGTAAGGTCAATAATGAAAGGTCTACGTCTGTGAGTAGCAACTAAGCCAGCTGAGAATGAAGCTAATTGGTAAGGAATACTGTTAGTTCCAACCGCGTCAATGTTAGCGGTGGTCATAGTGCCAGCAGCCTTTACATTAATTTGCGCGCTAAAGCCTTTTTTCTTCATTTTTTCAGCGCCGTTTTCTTTGATGATTGCTTTGTAGCCATCAACAAATTGGTCAGCTAATGTCTTGTATGAATCAGCCTTAATAAATGCTGCTTCGTTAGCTGCTTTCAACTTAACGATTTCACCGTTCACTTCGCTCTTCAATTCATCTTTAGCTGCTTTTACTGCTTCTAATTCAGATTTCAAAGTAGTTAATTCATCTTGTGATGCTGCTTTTGCTGCATCAAGTTTTTTACCAACTTCTAAGTTGATTGCGCTTAATAAAGCGTCTTGCTCTTGTTTTTCCATTTTTTTAAAAGTTTAAGTTTTTAATGATTTCCTGAATGTCGAATTTTGGTTTTATCGGTTCGCTTGATTTTGCTTCGCTCGGCACTTTCGCAAGTGTGGACTTATCAAAGGTTTCTGCTACTTCAATCTCTTTTAGTATTTGCTTGAATTGTTTTATTTGTAACTCAAACGTGCTTAACATCTCTTCGCTTTGCATTCCGTTTTTAACGGTATATTCAAGCTGGTTAAGTTTACTTACTAATGCTAATGTCATTGATTCCTTACTGCCGCTCTTAACACCTAAGAAAGGTGTTAATGAATTTGCGCCAAAGGCAACGGTTGACCCCTCGAATAGATTAATTTCTTTAACTATATATAGGTAGCCGAATTTCTCCGCCTCCTCAGGGTTAACTAACTTACTCACCACTTCATTCCAAGCAACAGGATTCTTTTCAGATTCAATTAATGAAAGTTGGTTGTATTTGAACCCTATCGAATGATTGTCGTAAATGCCCTCTTTATAATTAATCAAAGTATCATTCCCCAAAGTAGTGTTGGCTATTTTAGATTCAAAGTAAATGCCTGTAATACCGTTCTTAGTCGTTTCCTCCAGCACTTGCAACTTACCTACCAATGTAGTTAAGTCGTGATTCAATGCGTGTTTAATCTTAGCCACCGCATTGCTGTTAACTCCACGCTCTTCGATTGACTTCTTAGCCGCGCCCATTATTAACACGTCTTTGTCGCTATCAAAGAAGTTATAAGAATTAAAGAAACCCGTTACTATTCGTGATGAGGTGCTAACGTCTATAATATTAGCATCCGCATACTTAACAGAATAGTGAGCCGCTTTTTTTTCGGCTTCACTAATTATATTTTGTTTTATTGCGTTCATGCAGTATTTTATTTAGTCAAAAATAAAGACTTTATTAATTGCCAAATTTTTATTTTAATTGATATACTTTTTCGCATCTTCTATATCGCACTCCATAACACCGCTGAGAATGTTTATTGCCACATCACGGCTTATCTCGCCTCTACCTACTGCACCATTCAATAAAATGATTGTATTAATGTTGATGCTGTTGGTTTCTGCTTCTGTTTTCTCGGCTTGCTCTTCCATTTGTTTATCCTCTTGTAATACTGGCACGTGGTCGTAACAAGCCTCTAAGTATAAGCCTTGCTTAAACAAGCCCAGCGCATTATTCAACGTATTAATAAAGTCATCTGCTTGAGGTTGGATAGTGTTTTGATATGTTGCCTTTAGTCCGTTATTCTTATTCTCAAACGTCGCCCCTTTAGTGCTTGGAAATAAGTCCCTATCAGCACCGTAAGCCGCACAAATGCTTTGAAAATCGCTCTCGATACATTCCAATAGCATTAAGTCCTTCATTGGGAAACTCATAGGCTGCCACTTCAATGAGCTGTTGGTAATAATCTTTCTTTTTTGACCATCGAATATCCCGTAAGTCCTATCCATTTCGCGCGTTATTCTCTCACGCTCTTCTTTGCCTAAAGGTATCGCGCCACCATCTGCGCTGCTCTCATTACTTAATATACCTTCTGCGCCTCGTTCAACTATTAATACGTTCTCGCTTTTTAATGCGCCAATGATATTAGATAAAGGAAGTTGCAACGCATCAACCTTGCTAATCGAAGTAATCATATTACCACCAACTCCTTCATTCTTATAAATCATATCGCTTGGTGCAACATTAATATAAGTAGATTGGTCATAAACCTTGTACGTTTTAATGATGCCATCAATATTCGATTGGCTGTATAGCTTACCCGTTGGCACTACCTCAACATCACTCGGCAGTAAATTCCACATAATGGAAGGCAACGCGCTTGGAAGTCCTTTGATTTGATATATAAAAGCATTGCCAAATACGGACTTAAAAACGTAATATTCAAATAGAAACTCTTCAAATGAGCGCAACGGATTAGGTTTTCTAAGTAGATCCAACACAGGGTGATTCTCTATTTGTTCACCCGTTTTCTTATCGTATAATTTTAGTTCCATGTTCTTAAACATATCAGCTAAAACATTGATTACAGATTGAAAGTGTGGAATGGTTTTGTATATCTCCAGCTTATTTTGAGTATCGATAAGAATGGGATTCTTACGGTCGTAAATCGATTGAGTATACATGCCGTTAATAGAACTAAAGCCAAAGATTTTAGCAACAATGTTTGAGACGTAACTCATAGATTAATTTTTTCTAAAATTAACTATTAAATTAATTGCCTAATTTTATTCTAATATGTGCGGCAGCATAACCTCAATAAACCTACCAAGCCCAGCCATTGAATCGGGCGCGTCGTCGTGCTTACTCTTGCCATCTTTCTTATACTCGTATATCTGCTGCATCATCGCCCTGTACTCGTCTGTCTGCTTCTCAGGGTGAACGTATAAGAATCTATTCTTTATGGTGTGGTAACTCATTAAAATGCGCGTGTGTTTGTTTTGGGTGTTCTTTACCATTAACACTTTATCCTCTTGCACCGATTGTCGAAGTAAGCGAATGAAGCCGCCCCCCTGATTGTTACCCTCTACTCGGGTATAGTCAACGCTCAACTCCTTAATCTTAGCTGCCACCATTGGACAAGTTATGTCTATTGTGTCCTGAGTAAAGATAGCATCGGTAATATAGATTTGATTGCCGTAAATTTTAGCAAATACAGCGCATAGGTAGTCGCTTCCTTCGTCTGCAACATCGACATAACCAAGTACGCTATCGGGCGCATCATCAGGTAATTTAGTAAAGTATTTAAAGGTATCTTCAACAAATAACGCGCCCTCTAACCTACCAAGCCATTGACCTAAAACGACATGGCAATAGTGGTTAAAGTCTGTTTTTCTCATGTCTTCCACGTCTTTAATGAAGGATGCAGAAAGGTTATTGATATTATCTAAGTAGGTACTATGAATGTGCAGCACGTCGGGGTGCGTTGTTGTTTCTATTTGCACTCCATCAATCTCAATAAATGATAAATGCTTTTCAAAAAACTTTTTATAAATCCAATGCTTTTTATTTGATGGATTGAGTACCATTATAACCCTATTCTTAGCCTTGTTAGTTCTTATAGATAGGTTTATCTTATCAAAGATATTTTCATCTACTAACTCTTCTGCTTCATCTAATACCCAAGTAGTAACATCGGCAATACTTTTAAGGTTAGCTGTTTGATTTCCGCTGCTTGTCTTTATGCCTCTGAAAATTATTTCGCTGCCAGTAACCTTGTTTGTTATATCCGTTTTGTTTACGTTAAAATCTTCATCTTTATTCATCAATTCAATCTTATTGGTGAACTCAGGAATGATTGATATTTCAGCGCTTGACATTGTATATCGAGTAAACAATACTCTGTGTCCTTGCTCATAGGTCAGCAAACACATGGCTGTATTTGCGTGAAAAGACTTACCGCTGCCCCTCCCTCCCGTTATAATGATATATCTTTTATCGGTAGTGTAAAGTTCTTTATATTTTTTATTCTGTGTTATCATCAGCCCATTCGTGAAATGGTTTACTCTCGTTTGTTATAGTGCCTTTCACGTTAACCTCTGTCATCTTAGGTAAGAAGTACGGGAATAACTGCGCTAATAATTTTAAATAGGTTGCTTTATCTTCTTTGCGCACCTCTTCAAGTGAATCCTTTACATGGTCTACTTCGCCCTCCATTATGTCCATAAACCTTGCGCGCGCATCTTGAGTAATTTTATTCTCAACGCCTTTTTCCCTACCTCCCGTTTTTGGTTTGCCCTTCTTAAATGCCATATTCTATATTATTCTTTTTTAGAATGTTTCTTTTTAAACTTCTTATACTTATAACAAAGCATCTCACTTTCACTATTTTGCATTTTCTCAACTTCCTTCAATGCCTCTCGAATTACCTTAGCGTAATAATCTCGTATCTGCTTTGCGCTCATCTTTATTTGTTTAGCATAAAGTAACAAGCAGCAAGCGAATAAACGCTAAAGGCTATCCCAAAGCTCGCAAGGTAAGTTAGTGCAGCAAATGAGCCAATCACTCCAACTATTAATATTACTTTAACGATTGCTTTTAATTTTGTGTTCATATTTTCGTCATTATTTGTTTAAAGTAAGGTCTGTCATCTGTTTTCTTTTCTGCTTCCATTTTCTTAAGTCGCGCTATACTGCAAGTTAGTAAAGCCCATTTGATTCGCCCGTATAACCTACTCTTTAGCACTTGCCTGTAATCCACTTCTCTTGGTACCTGATACAAGAATAATTTCGCTTGCAGGTATTCATACTCTTGCTTACATTTCGCCTCAGTCATCGACTCCCACATATCTTTTAGAATCCGATCTATTATAATTCTTTGCTCAGTATTGAAGTTCTCGGTTATTCGCATTGATTTGTTTGTTTTGCCAAATCTAATAAATTAATTAATTCAATTTACTTTGCGCTTCAATTTCTAATATTTCTTTAACGTCGGTAATGTACTCTTTTAACTTACCAACGGCTTCACCGCTTCGTAAAATCTTCAATAAGTATTCTGCTGGCACTTCGATTAGTTCCCTTCCTTTGTATGCGCCGAATGGCATTAAATCGTAGTCGTCCATATCAAAATAGTATTATTCCTATTACTTTGCAAATTTCATCTAAGGTTTCGCATTTATCAATTTGCCCCTTCCACGCGGTGAAGAACTTAGCCTCATCCATCGTTAGTCCTTTCTTGCTCTTAACCTTTGCGCCATCCTTTAACTCGATTAAATAGTTTTTATTTTGATACCCCACAACAAAGTCGGGAAATCCTTTTCCTATCATTGAAGTAATGGAAACGCTGCAACCTAATTGGCGCAACTGCTTAATTATTAGCTGTTGGTTGTCATCTGTCCTTGCAAATCGTCGCATGGGTCAAACTTAAAACTAAATCCAGTAAATCGCAAATGTTGAGGCTTTGGGTTGGCAAATGCCTCTATAATATCTTCACTTTGTTGCTTTTCCTTTGACTTCCATTTTAAGAATGACGTTAAAAGATATTCGTTATTAATTGCTATCTCAGTATCCATATATGCGTATAAGCTATTACTTATATTCTTTACGCTGTTTTCAGTCTTTGCGCCAACTTTTATCAGGTATCGGGCGGCTGCGCTAATTGAAGGGCATACCATTATCAAATGTTTCTCGTCGCCTATTTTGCGCCAAATGTATGTTGTTTTTTCGGGTGGTTTCATGTTAATAATGTTTTATGGTTTTAAATTTCTGCGCTGTTTTAAATACCGTTGTTGGTCGGGTGCGGAAGTAGTAGCCAGCGTATTTCTCCCCGTTCATTCTGCATCGTTCCATTATTCCATTTCGCCAACAATTTTTATCGTCTTCTGTTACATCAAATTCAATCTCGGCTTTCTTAACCAAAAATTCGATTGCTTTCTCAATGCCAATAAATGGTGTGCTATTCACCAGCTGACCAGTTGAGGTGTAAACGTAAATTAATTTTCTGTTTTCCATTGTTTTTGTTTTTGTTTGATTGATTGTTTTCAACTTTATTTTAAATATTTTTTTGTTAGGTAGTCTTTAATGTATTCCACTCGGCAATGATTAGCGAAGTCAGTAGGGCGGCTTATCTCATTTGTAATTCTATTTACTTCATCGCGAATGTTTTGTGTGAGTCCCTGCGTTTTAAGAAATTCTATTTGTTGCTGTTTCTTGTTTTTAATGCCTTTAGCGAATTCTTTCTTCTCGTCATCTGTAGGAGTGTAAACCAATGTAACTAAGTGATTGTAAGCAGATAAGTAAATATTGCTTCCCCACTCTGGCAACTTAACATTTCTTTCAATGTAATTGCATATCTCGAAATAATTATCTTCATCGATCACCTCAACCTTTTTAGCTACTGGCAACTGTTTTCTTTTCTCGGCTTCCATATCTCGCTTGTAAGCGCGAAACGATGCTAAGATGATACCTAAGTACTCCGCGCTCATTTTAACGCAGTACGAAGCGTCGCAAATAAGTTTCTTGCCTAAATACATCTTCACTGCTTCCTCAATATCATTTGCGCTCATATCTTTGAATTGAGAATTTAAGAAGTTTAAAATCAAAACTTTGTTTGCCTCAGTCATATTTCTTTCGGCAACCATTAGAGAGCAAATATCCAGTTTCATGTTGAAAATTTGATTCTCTCCTGTGCTAACTATCTCTCTAAGCGGTTTGCTGCCCAAAACTTGTACCGTATCTGCGGTTAAACTCTTCTTGCTCTCGTTCCTGTTTTGTAAGTTGTGTTCCATTTTGATTAGTGTTTAAAGTTTGTTTATTAAAATTTGATGCGTTTTTTAACCAATTTCTCGCGGCGGCTTTCCAATCTTTCATTGGGTTTTTACCGACTCGCCAGCCGTTTGCTTGGTAATAGTCAAAGAATTTTTCTGCTTCGTTTTGGCTGCATTGTTTTTCAAATACTATAAATTCAATAACCTCATTCATTGAAGGAATTATTTTTTTTGCGTAAGGCGAAGCCGTTTTTACTAACATACTATCTTCTTTTATAATATCTATTATCTTATTATCAATATCTATTATCGGGTTATTTTGGGTTTCAAAATTAACCGTTCGGTTATTTTGGGTTTCATTGGGTTTTGTTTTTGGGCGACCTCCTATCATTCCATTTAATTTATTTTTTTCACACTTAGCTTCCCACTCTTTTAAATCTCTTTTAAGTGTTTTTTTTATTGGCAAAAAAAGTAATTCAGTCATTCTGTCGCCAATAGGGTTTTGGTCGTCTGTATATCGTAATAAATGCTTAATTAACTTACCAGCTTCTTCATCCGTTAAAGGTTCAAAGAAATCAATCCAATCTCGATAAATGGTTATTTTATTTTTTCCTTCAGCCATTTTTTTTAATATAAACCTTCTCGGCAACTGGTGGGAAGGGAGTCGAAGCCCTATATGCCAGTTAACCGAGTTGGTTATTAAATAATTTCTTAGTGATTTCGACTTTTTCCCTAAGATTTGCACAAATATAGCAAATATTTTATTAAAATAGTGTTGATTGTGACTTTTCCAATACCGCGCTTTGCACATTCTTTTTAGCTTGTTGGTAGTAGCTTTCTTTAAGTTCAAAACCAATAGCCTTTCTATTCATTTTAACAGCTTGAAAAACCTCGCTACCTATACCCATAAAAGGAGTAAGTATAGTATCTCCTTCATTGGAATAAAGCAATATCAATCGCTCAATAGTATCTAATTGCAACGGGCAAATATGCTTTTCGTCATTTTCTTCACGACCATTTCTATAACCTTGTAATGTATTTCCGTAGTCAATATCCATCCAAACTGGAGAAGCTATTTTTTGCCACAAATCAACTGGTATTTTGGTATTTGTTACTGGATTATTTCTTTCACCATCTTTTCTAAATACCATAACATAGTCAGGAATACCCACGCGGCTCATCGTACTATCTTTTTTTACTTGCTTATGAAGTAAACCGAGTGCTTTTGTTCTTTGCATTTCAACAACGGGGTCTTTCCAAATAGTAATTCGTGAATGATAAATAAATCCAGCTTTACCGAATGCTTTCAAAAGTAAGCCGCTAAAGTCTCGCAATCCAATAAATCCTTCTTTCCCCTTTTGTATAGGTAAATCCATGCAATGAACTGCAACATTTCTACCGCTTTGCATTACCCTGTGCAATTCTTTTATCAAAAATCCGAATTGAGTCAAAAATTCATTGTAATCCTTACTATTACCCATATCTTCTAAATGGTTAGAGTATGTATAAAGTTCAGCGAATGGTGGAGAGAATACACTCAACCCTACCGATTCACTTGGCACATCTTTAATTAACTGGATGCAATCACCGCGTTTAATGTGATAGAATTCATTTGTTTCTTCTGTTGTGTCAACATTACCGACATTCATCAGTTCATTGTTTAAATTAGCGTTAATCGCTTTGCTCATTTCGTCTTGCATAAGTTCAAATTGTTTTTGTTTATTGTCTATTGATTGTTTTACGTTTGCCATCGTATCGGTAGTAATTAAATGAATGTTCACTTCATTCTTTTGCCCGAACCTATAAGAGCGTCTTATCGCTTGGTATAATCCTTCAAAGCTAAAATCTAAAGAAGCAAATATTTGATTTCGGCAATTTTGATAGTTCATACCAAATGACGCTATTTTCGTTTTGGTTATAAGCACTCTGAATTCATTATTTGCAAAACCTAAAAGCATTTTTTCTTTGTAATCTGAACTATCTGAACCTTTAACCTCAACAGCATCAGGTATTAGTTTCTTTAAGTATTCGCCTTCCTCATTTTGCTTAATCCATATGATGAAGTTTTCATCGCTATTATTCACCAACGAAATAGCATCTTCCATTCTTTCAATCTTAGTTAACCTCAACTCTTGATTAAAGTTAGTAGCCGAAATAATAGCATCATTAAATAGCTGACCGTTATCGCGTTTAGGTGTTACTATTTTCCGTTCCAGAATATTAAGAGTAGGTAAGTTATAACCTTCCATAGTAAATCCTATATCCTGTGGCTTATTTAACATTATTGCCCATGTTCCAATGAATTGATAGAATGTTTTAACCGCATGACCTTTAAGCCTCCATTTTGCCGTTTCTCCGCCATCGTGAACAAAGTACATTGCAAGCATTTCATTTCTATTCATCACATCTAAGAACTCGCTATGGTTTCCAAGTTCCATTGGGTCATTTGGCGAAGGTGTTGCAGTACAAGCTAATTTGTAAGGTGTGTTTTTAAACTTATCGATAATGTTCTTTTTTGTTTCACCTTCAAAGTTTTTCAATATAGAACTTTCATCTAAAACGATACCGCCAAAAATACTACAATCAATATTATCTAATTGCTCATAGTTCTGTATTACTATGTTTGCGGTGTCAATTCCAAATCTCTTTGCCTCGTTTAGTGTTTGACCTTTAACTGCTAAAGGTGCAAGTATTAATACAGGCTTATTAGTATGCTTTGCTACATTTTCCGCAAATGTTAACTGCATTAATGTTTTACCCAAACCACAATCTGCAAATATTGCATATTTCCCAGCTTTTAAAGCGCGCTTAACAATGAATCTTTGAAATGGGAAAAGATGATTGTTTAATTCATTGTCATTAACTTCAAAGCCACTTTCGATGTGCTTCTTTTGTTTTTTCTGTAAGAATTTTTTGTAGTTCATTTTTTTGTTTTTTATTGTTTATAAAATACCTCTGCGTGAATCTCGCACACACTTTTAACCTCCGATTGTATCCATTACTCATCGGCTAATATTCTGTAATTAAATTAAGAGGGAAAGAACGTCGTTTGTTGTATTTCGTGGGTCATTATAGTTCCGTAAAAATATCAGCAACAGAACTTTTATTTGTCGCAATCTTCACACCGTTAAAGAACTCAATTAAATAATGCGTTCTATCCTCTTGCAGAATAGTAACTAATTCGCGTTGTTTACACCAATACCCTTTTTTCATTTTAGATTTCTTTAAATTCAAAATATTTAACTAAAATCTTATACTTCCCTGTGCGCTTTAAAAATTCGATGCAAACTTCCTCAGTTAATTCAGCATTGACTTGTTTAATTTTTAAATCTTCACCGCTAATATAATTCTTTCTTTGCCAAGTTCTATTGGTTAATCTTTTTGCAGTAGTTTGCAAAAATTCGCCGCATAAACCACTACCCGTATAATTTACAGAAAGTCCATTTTCACGACACTTAGCAGCAAATTCAGTTGAGGAAAAAAATTCATTCATTTCAATTAATGATTTTTGAAAAATTACCCTTCTCTCGTGTGGCTGCTGTTTAGTTATAATTTGATTTTTCATTTTGCTTGTTTTAATTGTTATTTAAAATATTCTAATTGTTCGTAAAAGTATTCGTTTGCCAGCTTAATCTTCTCGAGCATTTCGTTAACGTCTTCCTGTTCAACTTTAAACTGCTTAGTGAATAACCCAAAGTCGTTGGGTATTCTCGGATCAAACCAAGCCAACACCGCCACATCGCACTCACGCAAATAAGCGTCTGAGAGAACTTGCCAAAATCTTTTTGGTAAATTAGCTTTCATATCTTCGCTATCTCTAATCTCACTCAGGTGGTTTACGGTGTTTAAGCATTTCACCTCCAGCGCGCCGTTTATCTCTCTTATCCAACCATCGCCACTACCACCGTAGTTCAATGAATCAATTTTGATAAATGTAGTTTCTTCAATGGTCCAGTTGTTAATTCGCGCTAAATGTTTCTTCGCCAGCGGTTCGTTATCAATTCCCCATTGCATCGCCTGAGTAGTAAATACTTCTTCACGAATACCCGTTAAACTTTCGGCAACCTTTTCAAAGATATACGTCTTCGCGCCATCGCTTAGCACTTCGCCTTTTGTTTTAGGCTTGGTCATTAGTCTGTAAATTTCCGATGAGGTGAAAACACCTAAACGGGCAGCGTGCCACTCAGGGCTACGCTGTTCCGCTTCTATGATTAATCTTGAGTCCATTGGTTCGTTGGTTTTTGGTTTTGAATTGGTGTAATATCAATAACTTCCTCGCTTGTCATTATTCCCATTGACACCTCAGGCGCAAATTGACGTGTAAAGAATGCAGCCGCTCGGTAGCGCATCATTAACTGAGGCATTGTTTTCCATTTGCTGCCAGCCTTATCAATCCACTTCTCCGCTGCTGCCATCTCCATAGTAACCCACACACCTTCCAATCTCTCACCTGTGCTTAGGTCAATCGCAACACCTCTGCATCTGCCGCCGTTGTTTTCGTCTTCCTCATAGCGTAAAGGCGAAAACTTTCTACACGCGTTTAAAGTCGCTATTAAAAACTGACTACTCCAAGCTGGCTTACCATGAACTATGTATAAGTTCTGCATCACCATTAACTCACTTGCGCCCACTCTACGCGCAACATCTAAGGCGATAAGGCAGTTAGATATATTTCCCTTGTATTGCGCTGGCACAAGGTCGCTAACGCTTAATGCTTTCGCCACTCGCATTGAATGCTCAAACCCTTCTTTGTTGCCAAAAGTTGAAAGGTCTGTTTGGTTGTTTTGCATAACGGGAAATTTAATTTCCTCTGTTGCTTCCACTTGTTGTTCTGTAGTAGCTTCTGCTACTGGCTGAACTTCTTCGATTGTTGTTTGCTTGTTTTCCATATTTGTTTGATTTTAATAAATTAATAATTGACCGACTGCTTTGTTGTACCTTTCTTTTAATCGTTTCAAAACCATCTGCTGTATTAGTTCCTGATGCTCTACTGACTTTTTGAAACTGTTATAATTCTTTTGTGCTATTTTGCGCTGCACCCAGCGAATGTTGAAATCTAAATCGCTGATTAAGTCGATTGTTTCATTGATCTTACTTTTTACCATTTGTTTTACGTTTTGCAATGTTTCTATTCTCTTCGCTGTTTTCAATAAATTTAGTTTTGCCTACTATAATAGGTTTCAATTTGCCGGTTAGTATCATGTAGTGTATTCTCTCGGGCGCTTGGTTTACTACCTTAGCAAAGTCGCTTTGATTCATTAATTCTGTTTCTTTTTTTTTTGTTGCCATTTTATATTGGTTTAAATGTTATGGGACAAATATAGGTTAAATTATTCAATCTTTTAACAAAACTTATTAACAAGCGACTTGTTAATATCTTTTGTTAATCTTTTTATTGAATATCCAAATAACATTTCTATATTTGCTAAACAAACAAACAAACACTTATAATATGTACGACATTAATGTATTTTTAGAAAACCGCAGCGAAATTTCTCGCGCTATTGACAAATTAGAATTTAACTTGGAATGTGTTGGTGATTACGACTTCGATTCTTTTGAAGTAGAATTGACACGCGGAAATATGCAGTTAGTTATTAATGCTACAATTCGCAGAACTTTAACTGAGAGTGTATCTGACACTTATGAAGAGCAAGGTTATGATGAATACACAACAGAGTTGGAAGAGGTTACTGAGGCTTTTTACTACACCAGCGAAGCCGACGAAATTGAATGCTCAGAAAGTGAATACAAAGTGATTGAAAACGTAATTAAATCTTTACTATAATGAACGACTACCAATTAAATAGAGCCTACGATAAGTGCATTGCAACTATTGTGAGCTGCAAGACAAAGGCGCAGCTAAGAACTGCCGAGAAAATGGCTGATTTGTTTTTTGAGCATCTCGAAAAGCCGACAAGAATTAGGCTGTATCTAAAAACATTGATTCAAAACCACTCAATTAATTGCTTATAACGTTTTGTGGCTTTGCGTTCGTTGGGGATTTCCAGCACTAAAGCCGATTGATAGTACAAATTTTAATTTAAGCACAAATGATTATAGATAGCACAAAAGCCCCCAATGACGCAAAACCACTGTTACAGGCAGTACGGGTTTTGAACCTATATGCTTGTCTTGGTGGTAATCGTTACAAGTGGGATGAAGTGGCAAATATTGAGGTTACAGCAATAGAACTTGACTCAGAACTGGCACGAATGTATAAAGAGAGATTTCCAAATGATACGGTTATAGTTGCTGATGCTCACGAATATTTGCTTAACAACTATATGAACTTTGATTTTATCTGGAGTTCGCCACCTTGCCCATCACACAGTAGAATAAGATTTGGACAAGCTAATAGTGAAAGAGAAAATTATAACCCAATTTATCCCGATATGACATTGTATCAAGAAATCATTTTTTTAGATAATTACTATAAAGGGAAATATGTAGTTGAAAACGTAATACCATTTTATGAGCCATTGATACCAGCGAAAAAACGAGGTAGGCATTTATACTGGTGCAACTTTAATTTGCCAAATGAATTAAATGGCAGACCACAACCAAAAGGATTTATTGAAACAGGAAGCAAACCTAATGAGATATTTCACGAAATAGATTTGAGTAGTTATAAAGGCGAACAGAGGAAAGATAAAATTGCTTGTAACCTTGTCGATTACGAAGTCGGAAAAACAATATTTGCAACAGCTATGGGTGTAATACTAAAATCAAATGTTAAACAAAATTCTCTATTCGGAGATGGATGGTAGTATTGCCTGTAACATCTCAATATACGCAATGCGTATATCCCAAAAATAAACGAAGTAAAACAAAGTAACATGGCAACTGAAATAACAAGAGTAATACAAAAGGAAGCTGGCTTGTGGCTTTGCTACATCAAACACAACGGAAATAATTACAGACTTATGACCACCAACAGCAATGCCATTAACAAAGAAAACGGAGAAGGTGATGACAATTTAATCAATGAATTTATGTGGGTTTGCAAAGGGCAAATCGAGGAACGAGAAAGTTAAAATATAAACTAAAAAACAAAGTAACATGAAAGACGAAATTAAAAAAAAGATTGAAGAGGAGGCTTTAGTTTTCTCTAAATCA